GGTCAGGGCGGTCAGCCTCAATTAGGTATGCCTAATGCCTATTCAAATACCATGCAACCATGGGATAATTCAGTCAATCAACAAGGCCGACCTTCAGGCAAAGGTATGGGCGCATCCGGTGCATCCGGTAAAGGAGCTTAATCATGGGCGGTGGAAAATCATCAGGTAGTTCATCTGCGGTATTAACCCCAGAACAAAAAGAACTATTAGGTCTTCAAACTAATGCTCTAAAAGAGACATTTCTTCCTGCTTACCAAAAAACAGTAACAGGTGCTGAAGAGCGCATGAATTTGGCTCAACCTTATGTAAATGAGGCGGCTAAATCTGCTTATGCTCAAGCGGGTGATATTTCTCAATCTGGAACTCAAGCTGGTAAAGCTGCTTATGGCGCAGGATTAGGTCAATTAGGTCAATTGTTTGATCCTAATTATGAGAAAAACCAGATTAATGCCGCATTACAAGCAGGTCGTGAATCTGCCCGTGAATCCCAAGCAGGTCAAAATGCTATGTATGGAGCCGCAGGTGGTCTAGGTTCATCTCGTATGGCTTTGGCAGATCAGAATCTGGCTTCTTTAAATGCTCAACGACAGGCTACTGCTGCCGCTGGCGCACAATCTCAAGTTCAGCAAAATCGCATGGCTGCCGCCAATTCTATGTTGGGTGCAGGTCAAAACTTGATTAATACTGGCCTTGGAGCTGCAAGCCAACAAGTTGGATATGCTGGCGCACCTTTAGACTTGTATTCCAAATATGCGGGTATTGTTTATGGTACTCCTCAAGCATCCACAACGCCTAACTTTGCAGGCACTCAAGGATCAACAGGTTCTAGCAAAGGTTTTGGTGTTTCAGGTGCAGGTGCTAAATCATTGTTTGGTGGTTGAGGTTTAATATGAATTTCACTCCTCAAGTTCCTGGTGTTGCTCCTATGTCTTATGGACAAGGATATGGAAATTGGCAACAGTATGCTGGTTTTAATAAAGACAATCCATTTGGTGGATTGCCAACTGAAGCTGTACCACCTCCAACTGCAACAGAACCTTACAAGCCAGATACTTCAATGCCTGAGGCTGATTATTCAATTAAACCTCCTTCATCAATAGGTTATGCACCTAGTATGAATCAAGGTTTTGCATTACCTGTCATTAAAGAGCCAACTCTTGAGGATTCCGTTGATAGTTATTATGGAGTTAAAAAATGACTCAAGAAACAACAACTAGCTTAAAGCCTTCTAGTGATTTTTTGGGGTATGAGCCAAGTCCCGAAATGCAATATTTTTCATCTCAATTGGTAAAACAATATGATGAAAAAAACATTCCATTAGGCGAAACAATTATCAAAGGAATCAATCCTCAAGCTGATCCTGATTCTCGTTTGCAAGCGGCAGAAGCTCTTAAAAAAGCAAGCGGAACAGATCAACCACAATGGATTAATGCTATTCAATCTGCATTAAATCTTAATCCTCGTGATTTGATGATTTCATTAAATGGTGGTGCAAATGTTCCATCACAAGCTTGGGACACATCTGGAAACAGATGGACCAAAGTATTTAATGAAAGAAAAACTGCTCAAAATCCTTTGGGTGAAGTTCGTCATTACATTGATTCCAATGGAAAACAATATTCTCCTGAAGAAGCAGAAAAGATTACTGGCGGTCCAATTGTTTCTTTAAAAGAAATTCCTCTTACACAACAAAATTTTTATAAAGCTAAAGGTATTTTGGCTGACAAAGCAGCTCAAACCCAAGCTGAAGAGTGGAATCGAAATCAGAAAACAGGTGCTGTAGCTCTTGCAAATGCGCCTGTAATTATCAATACATCGAATCAATTAGATTCTTTGTATAAACAAATCTTGCCATTGTCTGTTGATCCAAAAACTCGTGAATTAATTTCTGGAATTGGAGAAATGCGTACTGGCAATCAAAAGAGTTATAAAAGTGCTAGTGATAAATTAAAAGAAGTTGCCAAAGGAAATGTCAAAGTAAACAATACAGAAGATTTAAAAAATCAAACTGGTGGAATTACTTTTGGTTTTAATATTAATGAGAAAAAACAATTAGTTAATGCTGATGGCACTACAGCTAATGAAAATGACATTGAAAGAGCAATGCAGAACGAACAAAGAAGTAGCACTTCAGATAACAATGTTCTTGCTCGTAAAAATGATTTATTAAATAGAGCGCAAATGGCTGCCACTAAAGGCGAGTTAAAAAATATTGATGCTATTCAAATGGCAATCAATCTTGAATATCAAAAAGCTTTGGCAATTAATAAGATTGAACAAGCTGGTGGCATTGGTATTGCCAAACCTACATTGCCAAATGAAGTGGGTGATTCCTTTTCTTTAGCTTGGGTTAAAAATAAGATTAACCAAGATTATGGAGCTATGGCTCAAATTTTTGGTAATCAAGTAAACAATTTAAGCCAAACATTAAAAGGTGTAACACCTGCTATTGGTCAAATTGAAGGCATGGTTTCAAGTGATCCAAATGTTTTAAGATTAATGGATCAATCTCCTAAAGAAATCAAAGCAACTTTAAAAGAATTTGCTCCTATTCTTGAGAAAATTAAAGCTCAAGAGGGTACAGTAATTACAAATCAACCAAGTGTTGCTACACCTGTTGCGCCACCTGCTAATGCACAAATTCCTAATGCACCCGCAGAAGCAAAAGCACCAACAACTCAACCAGAAATTTCTGCTAAGAAAGCAGAGAAACCTGCTCTTAAGAGTTTAAATTCAATCTTTGGGGGTAAATGATGGCTGATGACATTCAACAAAAGATTGCTGAAGCATTAGATGCTGGTCATCCCATGTCTGCTATTGCAGAGCATTTGGCTACACATGAAAACCCTGATTATCAAGCTTATGGCAAATCGTGGATTGAATCTAGAAATGCTTTATCTACTCGTAAATCAGATTTTCAGGACGAGAAGAAAAATTTAGCAGGAACTATTACACCAATGTTGGATTTGGCTAATCAAAACCCAAATTTAACTTTAGGACTTTTAGGTGGAGCAGCTGCCGCATATACTGGTTACAAAGTAAAAAATGCTTTGGAAGATAGAAGAATTAGGCGTGAAACTCACGAAAGTGAGATGGAAAAAAATAAAGCTTATGTTCGTCAAGTTGAACTACAAGCTAAAAATGTTGAAGGCACACCACAACCAACAACTAAAGAACTTGCTCAATCTGTTAAACAAGCAGAAGGTGTTACGCCACAAACCAAACCAAATCCTTTGAATGCTTATGCTGAACAAAAGTATGGCGTTCCTTTGGCAACTCTTGAAGCAAAAGTAGGCACGACACTTAAGTCAATTGGTGACATAGACCTTATTGGAAATACATTTGCTAAGGGTGGTGGGATTAGTGTAAATACTCAGCCTGGTGCATTTACACAGCCATCTGCATATGGAACAACTACACCTAGTGCAGAAGTTGGTGTGGCAACTGGTAACGCAGGCAAAGCAATTCAAGCAATTGCTGCCAAAGAAGTTGATAAGGCTTCTGGTGTTGAACCAACTGGCATGAAGCCAAATTACAACAAAACTAAAAAGAATCCTATTGGACCTGGTGCATATAACTGGTTAGCAGGACAAGAAGGTCCTAAAGCTCCTGAAGTTTGGCGCAATCTTGTTGGTGAAAAAAATATTCCATACAACGAATTTATGGAAAATGTAAAACCTTTGTATGAAGGTTATATTGGAAGCTATGGAGAACCTGATCCATTTAAACAAGTTGCAAAACCTGGTGAGTATCGTAGACCATCCATGGTTCCTGAAAATATTCGTGGCTCAAGCAATTTAAAGAGTTTGGCAGGTTTAGCAGGAACGGCAGGTCTTTTAATGGCAGCTGCATCTCCTGAATCTAAAGCAGCTATGGCTCGTGCTTCTGAATCTATTAAAGATATTGGAATTTCACCTGAGGCAATTTTGCGTGGCAAGGGTGATGAATTAGGACGCATGGGTAATGCGTATGTAACTGCTGGCAATCCTAATTATTTGCGTGAATTGCAATATCAAATTGCTATTGAAAAAGACCCAAAACGCAAAGATATTTTGTTGAATGAATTTCAGAAAATAGGCGGTAGTGGTGCTGGTCGTGGCATTATGCCTGCATCTGCTTACAAGAGGTAAATCATGGATGAAAAAGTCACCCACGAACAAATCTACGACAGATTGCTTGCAGTTGAAACTAAGGTAGACGCTATAGACAAGAACACAAAAGGTCTTGTAGAGGCTATAAATGCCCTTGATGGGGCTTTTAAAGTACTTGGGTGGATTGCCTCTATTGCCAAACCTATTCTTTGGGTTGGTGGACTCATCATGGCTGCCGGTGCAGTCTGGCAAACTTTCATCAAGAAATAAAAAATGAAAGATTGGGCTGTTGCATTTGTTGCCGCAGCCCTTCTTGTTTGCACTATTGTTTGGTGCTTTTACATAATTCTTTGGGCTATGTTGTGAGATGGCTATTACTAATTCCTTTTGTCCTGATAGTAAATGCAAAGTCTCCATGCACCATTACAGACTTCTATGCAATTAGCTGGATAAATGATCCAACTCTTAGGCATATGGAATTATCTAGATGGCTAACAACAAATGGTGATAACTGTTCATCTGAACAATTGGTGTTAATTTGGAATAGATTGGCAGAGTGGGCGGGTGCTTCTGATTCTGCTGAACTTAGAGCAAAGATTCTTTACTTTTACGCCAGAGCAAGAGAAAGGGAGGATAAAAAGTGATTGATAAAATCCGCTTGTTTCCGATGGTTGATGCTTCTGGTTATCCACAAAAAGTAGATGCCGAACAAAGACGTATTGAAAAACATCAAGAAGAATATAGAGCAGTTGTTAAGGCCAATAAAGCAGAACGAAAAATAGAAGATTTATTGCTTGAGCTGTACAACAAGAAAGCTGAACAACAAAAACTCAGGATTGAAATATTCAACAATCGTAAGTTAGATATTTATGTGTAGGAGGTTCTATGGATGATATAAAAGGTAAATTGACTTTTAATGTCACGATGATGGTGAGTGCCACATTGTGCGTATCTATCATTGCCATGGTCACAGCTTTTATGCTTGGCCTCTGGGCAAAACAGGTTGATAACCACGAGATATTCAAGTTGATTAGCCCTGCTTTTCAAACTATTGTTGGTGGATTCATTGGTTTATTGGCGGGTGTAAAACTCTCGCATGATGACCATAAATGTAAAAATTGTGGAGATTAACTATGTTTGAAATGCTATCCGGTGGTTTATTAGGTTCTATCTTTGGTGGGGTATTTCGTTTAGCCCCTGAAGTATTGAAATGGCTTGATAAAAAAAATGAGCGTGAGCATGAGCTTGCCATGTTTAAGAATCAATGTGAATTGGAAGCACAGCGTGGTCAACAAAAGTTGGCTGAGATTGGCGCACAGCGTGAAGCCGCAGTAGATGTGGGCGTGATGGATGCATTTAACAGTGCTATCCAACAGCAAGCTGAGATGGTTAAAGCCGCAGGTGGATGGGTAGCTAGTCTTTCTGCTTCTGTTCGTCCTGTGGTGACTTATTGGGTGTTGTTTGTGTGGTCATTCATTCATGTTTGGTTTGCATGGAACGCTTGGTTAGCAGGTGCGCCAGCTACTGAAGTTTTTAAGACAATGATGACACCAGACTTTTCTGCTCTGTTATCAGGAACAATCAATTACTGGTTTCTTGATCGCACTTTGTCTAAGCGTGGATTATGAACTTAGAGATTGCTGCAAAACTATGTAAACAGTTTGAAGGGTTTAGAAGTAAACCCTATCTCTGTCCTGCTGGTATTCCCACGATTGGTTATGGGTCTACTTACTATGCCAATGGCAACAAAGTAACGCTACAAGACTGTCCTATTGATGAGCCGACTGCAAATGATTTACTGATGCATGAGCTTAACCATACTTATGCGCCAGGCGTTCTGAGAAACTGTCCGATTCTTGCAACAGATGAAAGAAGACTTAATGCAGTAGTAGATTTCTGCTATAACCTCGGCACTGGAAGACTGCAGACAAGCACTTTAAAAAGAAAGAT